GGAGGAAGTGTTTTAAACTTCACTCTACAGTCATCAATAAACTTAATTACATCCTCTTCTGTTCCGTTCATCATCAACTTGAGTCCATCTTTAATCATAGTGCGACAAGGTGCAGGAGTTGATGATTTGACTGCCTCAATACCCATCATCTTCAGTTTAGGTTCATCATATCGAACACCCTCACTATCCCATACGTTTAGAATATATCTTTTCTTTGCAGTCCAAATGCCACGTTCTGCGATGTTCTCTCTTTTCATGAACATCTTTTGGTCATACGCATTTACGTACGAGGCCAACGTTTCGTAAGAACTCTCAATAAAAGGTTCAAATTTGTTTTCACACACCTTGTTAAGGAACGTAACAACGCTTTGATTAGTCTTCTCTCGCCCTTCGTATACAGCGTCAACCAAAGGGCCCAGATTGAGGTAGATACTATCAGTATCACTAGCAATAACATAATCAACATCCTCCGTGTTTAGAATTTCATTAATCTTTTGATTCATCTTGTTCTCAATCCAACGGATTGATACTTGACCAGATAAAGTAATCGCCTCCGCATTTGCCAGTTTGTAATAGCGGAAGTATTGATTACCAATAGCACCATAGGCACTATTCAATTGAATCTTTCTTGCCATCTGTATATTGTTACATCTAGCAATCTCTTTCTCAAGTTTCTTTGTAGGGGTTTTTTCATATGCCTGTTTTGCTGCAAGCATCTTCTTCTTATAAACTGTGCGATCCTTGTATATCTTTTCCATGATCTCTGGAAGAAAACCACGAACGTCCTTCCGATACATTGCCCCATTAGGACAGACCGCACTATCCTGATGAAGTTCAAAGTTTAGTTCTTCCGAAAGGATTCGATCAACCGAAGCTGTTGGGTGTCGTTCATCCTTGAGGGTCTCAGGGGAAATATTATATTGCATAATAAGGTGAGGATACAGAGAATTAAGATCGAACGAAACCACCCAATCATATTTTCCGGGAATCGGTTCTTTGACATAAGCACCTGCGTATTTTTCATTCTTGTTAGACCTGTTCTTTGGAGGAATAACAATATTTCTTTTCTTTAAGTAGTTATAGATTATTGTATCCCACATACGAACCTGTGAAAACACATCGACATAATTTGCCTTTGCGTCATATGCCATTGTGATTGCAAGTTCAATCAACTTCATCTTGTCCTCAAGACGGTCAACAAGTTCTACGTCAATGATGTTGTATTCTACAAACTTCTGCCAACCTTTTGTATAGAAGTCTTTAAATGTATCAAACTCTGAGTGATCAAGTTTCTGTTGACCAAGTTCAACCTTTGCAATATAATCCAGACGATATGATTCTTGTGCCTTGTATGTAAACTTCTTGTATAGATTAAGATAATCAAGTTGGGTGATACCGCCAACATCATAAGCAATATTCTTACGACCTGCAATATAGATTTCATCTTCAGTTACAAGACCCCAAGGAGAAAGTCTCTTCATCAACTTCTCACCAAGAACTCTTTCAAGTCTACGGGATAGATATGGGATATCATATAGTTCAATATTCCAACCAGTCACAACCTCTGGTGTATTCTCTTCCATCATCCACCAGTTGATAAAACCATTTAGAAGTTCATACTCTGAATTGTATGACTTGTAAATAACATTATCTTGTTTGTTATTGAATGGGCCTTGCCCCCAAGTGCGAATCTGTTTTGTTGTATAATCCTGTATTGTAATAAGTAATATTTCTTCTGCTGCAGATTCTACATCAGGGAATCCATTCTCTGACTTAACCTCAATGTCAAGAGTGGTCAACTTGATCTTACTAATATCAAACTTGACTTCTTCTTCGGGATACATCTCAGAGATATACTGATAGATATATCTGTCATTTCCATATACACTAAAGTTTTCTACACCATCATATCTTTTGATAAACTCACGAGACTCACGTACAGTTCCGGGATTGACTGGTTCAACATACTCACCTGTCAATGTTTTATATTTGGATTTTCTTTTGGACGGAACAAAAAGAGTAGGATAAAACTTCTCACGGGTCATGAAATGTTTACCATTATCATAACCACGAACAAGGAAGTTATCACCTACGAGTTGTACGTTAGTGTAAAACTTCATTGATTAATCATATCAAGATACTTAGATAGTATAGCAGATGTTGGTGCAACTATGGTCATAATACTATCAGAATGTATCATCATTTCACTTTGTGCAGTGAAGTCTAACCATGATGCCATATCATAATCATTTTTATCCTTAGAGATAACTTCAGTCATTTTTACTGGATTGATTAATTTACAGTCAGGGCCACCGAGTTCAGTGTCAACTTCCATAATCTCAGAAATGATGATATCACCATTCTTGAGTAAAAGACATTTAATTTGTTCCTGCATTGATCTTTGCGTTATACATGTTTACAACATCCTTAATAGGATTAACTAGAGCAACAACTTGATTGATTGCTACTGGTATTTTATCATCATCTGCAACAGTAATCCAATTCGATAATGTCACTTCAACTGATGCTTCACCGCCCTTATCCTGCTCTAAAAAAATAGGAGCATTATAACTAAGTTTTTGTGGTTTTTCAAAAAGATATGCCACTGCCTTATCACCTGATAATACTTCCGTCACATCTGCAATAATTTGATCCCCTGATTGTAGAAGAGCGAGTTTAACTGCCATTTTAAAATACGATCTGTAATAATTATACCAATAAAAAAAGGGATCGTCAAGATCCCTAGAGTATTGCTTTCATAATAAAATCTTTTGATAATATTGGTTTACCGAACAGATCGAGTTGTAATCCTTCTGCCTCTTCAGTAACCTTGTCTTTATCCTTGCGAGTGTGTTCCCAATAACACGTTCTATCCTCACGTATCCAAAACCAACTTGTATTGTGTGAATCTAAAAGAAACACAGCATAAAGGTGTGGGTATGTTATCTTTGGATTTTTTTCATACACCACACCATTAGGGCTTTTGTAGAAATCAGGATGTTCGTATTCATTCTTCATGAATACATTATATCATAGAACTACTTTTTTGCAATTAGTTTTTTTCTTAGTGCGTTTGATATCACTAATCGCATCTTTAATCACACTAAATGGTGTTAATAGTTTCATAGATACTCCTTCTTGGCATGGTGGTCTGGTACAACTTTTTGAAGTGTTACAGTTAATAATCCATCTTCAAGATTAACATCTTTAACTTCAGTATCATCTGATAGTGTCCAAGATCTTGTAAATGATCTTTGTGCTAATCCTCTATGTGCATAATCTGTATCTTCTTTGGTTTCTTTAGAACCTTCAATTGTTAGTTTACCATACTCTGTGTAAACTTTAACTTCTTTCTTCTTAAAGCCTGCTAGTGCAACTTCTAATCTTGATTCGTGATTAGAAATGTTTATTAGATTATATGGTGGATAACTGGGGTTTAAATCACCATTAAAAAATCGATCAAAATAATCATCTAATCCTATGCTGTTCTTTGAAATCTTATCAAACAATTCTGGAAGATTTGCAGCATGGTATCTTTGTAGAGCATTCATAATAGTTCTCCTATGTAAGCGAGTTTAGTTTTTGTCCCCGAAGGCGACACTACTATTTATACCATAAGACACAAAAAAAGGGGGTAGTATTTACCCCCCTAAGTTTACTTAACTATAACTTTTTTATCAGAATAGTTTTGATCAGTGTTAAAAGTTTCATCAAGTGGTTTGAAGTCTATGATTTCTATTTTAGATAGAGGTACATTTTTTTTCTTCTCAGGATAATCAACAAATACTCCTAACTCCTCATCACCACCTTCACCTTTTCTTTGTGTTAATCTCTTTGACACTCTCCAAGGAGTTGTCTTGAAGTAGTTGTATGCTTCAGCAAATCTTCCGATCTTGCCGATGAAACTTTCAGCAAATTTTGCCATTGAATCATTTGCAATGTCAGTTGCATCCCATGTGGAGGTATAGGTGTTGTGAACTCCTATCTCTTGAGTTTCACCTTTACTCTCTACATAAGCATCCATAAGTTTAGCAAGAACTTTAAGGAAACGTGCATCATTTCCCTTCTCAGCACCGTTAGTGTTAATCACTGTGATACCATCAAGATTTTGTTCCTTGACTTGTTGTTTGATTTCAGCCTCCTTAAACCATTCGATTCTTCCTTTTGCAGCATCTCTGCGTAATGCATCAGCAACATAATCATCAACCTGTTTGTCAGAAAGAGTATGGCTAATACCATCTTTAAACCATGATAAGAGTTTTGCTTTATCCCAACCATACTTTGAGATTTTATCCATTGCTGCACAGACATAATCTTGTTTAGTTGGTGGTGAATTTGTCACTTGACCATTATCACTCAACGCATTGTCATTGAATTTGTCTTCCTCATCTTTTGCAAATTCAGTTTCTTGACCATTATCTTCGTATTCATCATATATCCAATACTTGTAACCTAAATCATCAAAGTATTCTTTACGACCAAAACCACCAAAGAGATGTTTGTTTTTGGATCGTCTTACAAGTTTTGGAGGAAGACATTTGACGTTGATACCTTTCTCAAAACTACCTTTGTTGTCACGAGAAGCATTTGTTGCTCTTGCAGGGTTTTGAGTTTCTCCTTTTTTGTTTTTAGTAATTAGTGAACTGACCTTGATTACATTTCTACCAAGATATTTGTAACCGGGAAGTTCTTCATGTGGTGCGTATATTTCAGTCTCTTTTATTATTTCATCCCATCCATTACTTGTTTGTGGGACTTTATGATAGAACTCTTCATTGAAGAATCCTTTGTTATTTGATTTTTTCATGATTGATAGACCATTCGGTCATAAACTACAAAATCAATCCGTTTAAAGATTTCAACACGCTTACGCTTTAGTAACATACTATTTGGTTAAGTTGATGTATCAACTTTTAGTGATGTCCTAGTTTACTATCCCTACCAATGACGGTATGAATTGATGTCTTTAGTATGGCATGAAATTAATTTCGTGTCAAGTATGTTAGGAAATATTAACTTACAGTTTCTTCTACTTTCTTTTTCTTAGATCCAATATTGTATTTTGTTTCGAGTTGCCATTCTCCTTTATCCTTATAAGATAAAACCTTAATTTGATTCAAGGGTGCTACATCTTGTATTATATCAGAATTTACAATACCTACTAAGCCCCAGTCTACTAATAACTGTGCTATACGATTTCTTCTTTGTACGTCATTAGATGTAAGGTTTGCATGCTTACCGTCTAGAGCAAATAATTCTTTGAAGTGTACTAAAAAATATCTTCCCTGTTTATGAAGAATATGACAGGATTGATAAATCTTCTTTTCCTTTCTGGATGCCACACCTATTCTTGTCAGAGTTTCTCTAACCTTTAAAAAATCATCTGGTTCATTTAATGTCACTTCGACCATCTGGTCAGGATTCCATTTCACTTCTGGTTCCTTAAGAACACTCATTGTCTTCCTCCAATATCAAGTTTAGATTTAATAAAATTCAGTTGTTCTTTTGTAAGAATTTTTAGAATCTGTTCCGCTTTAGCATTACTACATTCATAGTATGTCTTGACACTATCAAGGTCTTTGATCTTGTCTTTACGCAACCAAGGAGAAAATCTTTTCTTCTTCCTCACTATATGTATAAGAAAATCATGTTGCATCTTTTTTGGTAAAAAAGGATACTTATTCATCTCATTAGCAAACATCACAGTGTCAAGATGTCCTGACAGACACTTGTTCACAATGAAGGGAGGATACTCTTTTTCGATTGATGGATCTTCATCAATCAAGTTCTTTTTATTAAGGTTGATTGAGTTCAACCAATCTTTCAATTCTGCCATAATAATTAAAAATCAAACTTGTATGCAAGGGAAACTCTAAATCCATTATAGTATCTATGTGGTGCATCTGCATAATGAATTATTTTTGATGGGAAGGTTACTGCTCGATTTGGTTTATATCCAATAATTTTTGTTGGTTCATTACCATCCTCTGAAAAGATAAGATGTCCCTGCCAAGCTAATTCCCATTGTGGATTTGGATAATACAAAAAAGTAAAATCACCATCATCCTTATGTGGGTTGCCACACTGCCCACAACTCTGACCGTTAGCATATATTCTTCCTACTTTATAATTGATATTTAATTTTTGACATATTTTTTCATAAAGAAATTCACTAAAAAATTTTTCTTCTTCCAGTTTATCCATATGCCAAAACCAATGACCAACATTTCCACCATCAGGAGACCATCTAGGTCTTAACATCATATCCCAAATTTCCTCTCTGATTTGCTCTGAGAAGAAATCATCATAAATTTTTATATTCATCAGATTGCCTGATCACGTTGATCTGTTCTTTCAAAAAATTCTTGCAAAGATGATTGCATCTGTCCTTTATTTTCTTTCGGGTCTAATTTATTATATCCTTTTT